AGTCTTTAGGTGACGTGGCTGATGTATTTGAGGCTGCAATCAAGGCTGATACTCCGCATAAATCCGACATTGTATTATTGGCTGCCGCAATAGAAAAGGCAATAAATGAAGTCGAAAGTCCTGTATAATTTTATCCGTAATGCAGTTGTATTTGTGCCTGATGTGATTCCGTTGCTCAGCGTAAAGGCAAAAGACGCCTTGCTAGGATACCCGCCTATCCGCGCCGCGTACTTTGCTGAAATATATGACGCGGTAGAACAATACCTTACCAGTGACCGCAAAGTTACGGCATTTCGCAACAAGGCAGCGCAGGCGGTCAGCGAGGCTTTTACCGATGCGGTGTACGAAGGCTATCAACAAGTGGGCGCGGAGTTGCCATTATCTGATGACGTTGCCGCGTGGTTATCGGAGCGGATTGGAGAGGAGCGTACAAATATTGAGGCATTATTCGATTGGTTGAAAACTGATAGGCAGAATGCGGACCCGATAGCGGAAGCGATGGGTAGGGCTGAGGGTTATGCTAGGACATTGGACGCCTTGTATGCAGAGGCGAAATTACGGGGAATGAAAAATCAAATGGTGACGTGGAATTTAGGACAGACCGAAAGACATTGTGATACTTGCTCGAAGTTGGCAGGCAAGAAGCATAAGATTAGCTATTTAATAGCGAATGATTATATTCCACGAAAGCCAGGTGCGGGAATGGACTGTAACGGGTATAATTGCGACTGTACAATCACCGACAAAAACGGAAACGAAGTAACAATTGGCCAATAGAAAGGAATTAAGATGGAATTCATACTAGGTTATCTTGCTGGCTATGGGGTAAAGACAATTTACAATTATCTTATGTCAAATGACCACGAACTAACTGACTGGCTTATGGATAAGATAACCGCTAAAATGCAACAGACCAAAAAGGCGGAATTATATATTTGCCTTTTTGGCAGGAACTGGATGGAACATATCAAATGAACATTGTGGTTATTGCGTTTATTATTGTTGGTATAATACTTGGAGTCTATCTTTTGTATAGAGCAGATAAAGAAGACACCAAGAACAGATTTGGATAATCTGATGCAAATTAAATTCTCAGCTCGCGGAATTGAAGAGGTAAAAAAGTTTTTACAGGGCTTGCCTTATGGCGCGAAAGTCGTCGTCATGCGGGCATTCTCCGAACACATCATAGGCGATGAGAATCACGGCTTGAAACATGAGCCGCAGCAAGTTGAACACGGCGAGGGCAATCCGTATCAGTGGCAGAGCGAGAAGCAGCGCAAGGCTTTTTTTGCATCTGATGGATTCGGGCAGGGGATACCGACGAAGCGCACACATGAGGGAGTGAACTCATGGACAATGAAAGTAGTTGACAGCAACTGGACTCAAGTCAAGATTGAGGGCGGTAATATTTTTGTACAAGGTAATTTCCAACAGCGCGGACATAAGGCGGATGGCTGGAAAACATATTTTGAACTTCTCGCATCCAATACAGCGGGCGGATTACGTCACGCACACGCAAAACTGAATGAGTGGTTGCGCGGGAAAGGAAAATAAAATGTTGTTACCAAGAGAGGTTGTCCCACAAAGTGAGATGACAAAAACGAAATGGATTGCTTATAAGTGGGAGGACGTAAGAACTATCGTTGATTCAGAGGCAAAATATCTTTGTTGTGGATTAAGGGACATATCAGAAGCCAAGATTGCCGAACAGGATTTCGAGGTTTGGCACAAGTCAATAATCCACGAAGTCAAATTAGACAAAAAGGGAAAGTAAGAATGGCAACCCCAATGATATTTGAACTGCTTGGCTTATATCTTGTCAGTGTGTGTATCGCGTTTTTGGCAATTGACGATTTGACGCGCAAGGTATAATGGTGTAGAATATTGATAACTAAATAAAGCATATAACCACTTATACGACTTAAACCGTAGCGGTTGCAAATGCCTGAAAAGGTATTTTTGCAACCGCTTTTTTGTTGCTCGGAGTTAACCATGCCTTACATGATAGTGCCTGACAATAATAAATTTTGTGTGCATAAAGAATCGCCCGACGGGTCGGCTGGCGAAAAAGTGAAATGCCACGCAACCGAAACCGAAGCAAAAGAACACATGCGGGCTTTGTATGCAAATATGGAAAATGATGCGATGAAATACAGTTCGCTATCATTGGCGGTCAAAGCTATTGGTGATTGGGAATTGGATGTACTGGCAATCCCGTTTAACTCGAAGGACTCTGATGGTCAATGGTTTGATGAAAATACAGACATCATGCACGAGGCTTTTAGTACTCCCCTTGCCGTATACCAACATGGAGTAAAGCAAGGTGCGAAATCATTGCAGGATAAATTAATTGTAGTCGGCAAGACACAGGCAGGGACGCTTGAAAAGAAATCGGACGGATGGCATATCCGCTTGATATTGGATAAGGCTGTTGAAGTTACAAAAGGGATGATGGAAGCGGCAAAACGTGGAATGTTGGCGGTGTCAAGCGGAAGTATTAGCCATCTTGCCCGCCTTGAAGTTGGCGGAAAAAGAATGATGTACGAGAAAAATAGACCAGGACGGATTGCGGTCTGGCCGTTTGCTGAAATTAGTTTATGGGAAAAAGGCAATGGCAATATGAATCCAGCAAATCAATTCGCGGTGGCATTGCCTGCTATGAAAGCGATTTACAGGGATGCTGGTTTACAGTTTCCTGATATTAATGTTGAAAATACTGACGGCGATTTACCAGATGCTGACGAAACAGCGGTGAAGCGTGCGCGGATTAGGCAACAAGCACGAGCGTACTTAACAACACTTGATAAATAGGAGAAAAAAAATGAAAAAGAAACTTGCCGAACTTCGCGCGAAAATCAAGTCCTTGTCAATCAAGGCTGATTTATCCGATGATGAGGCTAAAGACTTACAGTCATTGATGGCTGATGCCGTCAAATTGGAAGCGCAGATTGAAGCGCAGGAACAAATCGCAAAATCCGAGGCAGACGCAAAAGCCGAAGCCGATGCCGCTCAGCAAGCCGCGATTGATGCCGCAGTTAAAGCCGAGCGCGAGAAGGTCGAAAAGGAATTTGCTGTAAAAGCACGTCGCCTTCCGTTTGGGCAGGCTCCGTATCAGGCAGAGTTTAGCGATACTTGGAAATACGATAATCTTTCTCCTGGCGAGATCGGACTGGCTATTCACCTCGGCAACGGGTTGACCAAAGCCAACAATGCTGGACACGATGTTCGTTTTGGACCCGACGCATACAAGGCTCTCGCTTTGCGTCTCATTGACGACAAGCGCGATTTTGGTGATCGTGATCTATCACAGAACTATTCTCTCGGCGCGATGAAAGCCGCTGGCGTTCCCACCACCGTTGACGCTGTAAAGGCTGCAACCGACCCCATGTACACGGGTGGAACGACTGACGGCGGAAATTGGGTGCATACTTCCTATGCCCGTGAATTGTGGGCAGTCCTACGCGCCCCTACCAGTATTGTTGCGAAAATCCCCACTCAGATAATCGAAGACGGAAGCAAGTCTTCAACCATTCCGATTGAAGGAACTGACCTGACTTGGTACTCCGCTCCCGAGGCGAGTTCTACCGACGCCACTTTGAAACTTCCCGCCCCTACCATTGATGGTACGCAGATCACAACCCCGACCAACAAAGAAATTACCGTCGCTAAAATGGGTGCGCGTGGTTGGTACACCGGAGAAATGACCGAAGATAGCATTATAAAATTCGTGCCTCAGTTGCGTTCACAGCTTGAAATTTCAGGCGCAGAGCAACTTGAACACGCGGTAATTGATGGCGATACCGAAACTGGCGCAAGCGCTAACATCAATAAGATCACCGGCACGCCCACCTCAACAGGGACAGCTCGTGACTTGTATCTCATCATGAATGGTTTCCGCAAATATGCGCTCGTTACCAACGTGGCGACCAACGCCCGTGATGGTGGAACGCTGACCGAAGATGACTATCTTGAAACCATGTGGTTACTCGGCACGGCTGGACTCGGTGGCTCGGACTTGAAAAAGAGTTCATTCATTGTCAATCCGTCCGTATATAAAAAGTCGCTTATGTTAGCATCTCTGAAAACAAAAGATGTTTGGGCGAATGCCACTCTTGAAAATGGCGTATTGACAGGGCTTTGGGGTTACGGCTTGATGCCGTCATGGTTTATGAATTACAAATCAGCCTCTCGTCAATCTAACAGCGCGGGCAAGGTTGACCAAACCACAGCCGCGAACAATGCCTACGGAACGATCCTCGGCGTGCGTTGGGATCAGTGGAAGTTTGCGTACAAACGGGCTATGACTGTTGAAACCACTCGTGTAGCAAACGCAGATGCCTATGAAATTGTTGCTTGGGCTAGAGTTGGAATGAATTCGCGTGACGCTACTAACGCCGCTTCGGCTACCTACAACATCACCGTGTAAACCTTTATTCATGTGATGGTGGGAGGGTTCACCCTCCCACCGGACATGAGAGGAGTAACAACATGTCTCAATATATTTTACGAAAGGGTGCATCCATTGACTTTGTGGGCAGCACCCCCGAATCGCATGGTATTGATTTTTCAAGTATGACCTTGCCTGCCAGTTCAAACGTCATTCGCGGCGCAAGCGTCAACCCCGCCCGCGCGAGCGGATGGATTAGTTTTAGCGGTACAGTAGGAGCAACGCCCGCACAGGTGTATACAGATTACCGCGAACTGCATACGACTGGTGTCGCGGAGGTTCTTGGATTTGGGTCATTTGTGTTTATGGATAGTGGTTCGTCATGTATTTCTTTGTTCGGCGGTCAAGACATTGCCGAAGTAGATGCAGGTGCTACCGTTCTATCCGCCGCAGGCGCGCCCGCTGTTGGAGTTTTTGCGCGTTGGATGAAGTTGCTTTTGAATGGCGAAACATTCACATCTGGTGGTGTGGCTGCTGTTCAGTTTTTATCGGTTCAATCAAATGTAACCGACGTAAGTACGGAAGATGTTTCTGTCTGGAATATCGAGAATGCCTCTGGATTGACAAAATCAATGATGCACTTGACCAATACAAACGCAGGCTTTACCAATTTTCTTTGGTTCCCTGATGACGGACTCCCCGCCAAGTCAACTCAGACAAACGGCGGAACGCAATCTGGTTGGATAAAAGTGCTGATCGGTACTGCGACCCGCTATATCCGTCTATGGGATACTGCACCATCATAAAAGAAATCAGATACCAATGAACAAAGAAGAAATTGAAAAACGATTAGCCGAACTTCACAGAATGCTTGACCAAATTCAGGCAAACGGTAATGCTACGCTTGGCGCGATTGCCGAATGCGAATACTGGCTAAAGCGGCTTGAACAAAAGGGGGAGGGTGAACAGCCCTCCCCTACTGAGGACGAAAACATATGATGAGAGATGTTGTATTAAAACTAACCACAGTCGCGGCAACTGGCGCGGTTACTGTAAAAGGTCAAGCCGTATCAGGAAAGTTGCACGCGATTCTATACATTCCTGGCACATTGGATACTGGCGCGGGAATTGTCGTTACCTGTGAAGGATTGCAGGGTGTATCGAAACCATTGCTGACAAAGACCAGCCTCGGCACGTCAAATTTATGGTTTTATCCCCGCGATCTCGTTCATGCCGTCGCTGACGGTGCGGAGTTGACTGGTACGGCGGGCGGAGATAGGGCTTGTCCAATATTGGCTGGAAATATTCAGGTTGTTGTATCTTCTGGCGGGGCAACTCCTCTTACTGGTTATGTCGTTGTGTATTACGAGGATTGACATGGCTCTGCAATCTGGGCACACCACAATTACAGATGTCCCAACCCTCGTGGTTCCCGCTCCTGAATACAGGGGTGGATATACCGTATTGATCGAAAACCTCGATAACGCTTCAAGCGTATTCCTGAATGGGATTGATGTTGCTGTTAATACTGGATATGAATTAAAAAAGGGCGTGCAGGCGACTATTCCTGTTGCTCCAGATGAAGCGGTTTATGCGATTTGCGAAAGTGGCAAGACTGCCATTGTGTGTTTTCTGGTAACAAAACGATGACCCTCACAAATTCGTATGCGACGCTCGCAGAATATAAGGCATGGATAGCCGTTCGTGGTCTGTCTGGTTCTGTTGGCACGGACACAAGCGATGACTCGGTAATTGAGACATTGATTGAGGCTGCAAGTCGTCATATTGATCGCGAAACTGGCAAACGTTTTTACTTGAACGCCACAGATGAGACGCGCTACTACACAGCTGATGAAGACAATGCTTATCGTATAAAAATTGATCCGCTCGGAACATTAACATCTGTATCAGTAGATTATTCTGCCACCCGTTCCTATACCTTATTGGTTGCCGCTGACTATGATCTCTTACCAGATAACGCTGCATTGGATGGCTATCCATATACGGAAATTGAAATCAATGTCCTGTTATCTGGCGCATATTTTCCATCATGGCGCAGGGGGGTAAAAGTGGTTGGTAAATTTGGATGGCCTGCCTGCCCGACGGATGTCAAAGAAGCGACTTTAGCGATTGCGCAAAGTATTAATGGTACAAGGTCTGGGCAAACGTCGGGCGGAAAGGTTACAGTCACCGCGGCTGGGATTGTTATTCGCCCCGAAGACGTGCCTCCCTTTGCTCAAAAAGTTATCAATCACTATAGGGGTATGGTATGACCGTCTCTCTAAACCTTGCCAATGTCGCCAATGCAATATCTGCCTTGTCCATCTCTGGCGTGACTGTCAAAGATAAGGATGAGATTGTAAGTAGTTGGGTATCAATCCCCAACATTCTTTATCCAAACCCCGAAGGATGGATCACCAACTTTGGTATTGAATATATGACCATAAAACAAGGAGCGGATGCGGACGTTGACATATCATATACGCTCAATTACAGATTTTTGGGCACGCAGGTAGGAGACCTTTCCACATTCCCCTTTGCTTATTCATCTGTTGTAGATAAATTAATCTTGATTTTTAATGCAATTATAGCGATGGATGCGCCTTATAACGGATCGGTTGAGATGAAAATAGGCGGAGTCGGAATCGGGGCACGTACTGACCCCGCAGGCAATAACTTTTTTGGTGCCGACTTTGCTTTGAATATTGTGGAGATGCAAAACCCATGACAAAACATTCTTATATTCTTGATACCGAAATGCTTTGTAAAATAAGCAATGATTTAAATTCTTGGAAATGGCCTGTTGAATTAGGAGAAGAACCAAACGGATGGGGCAATCTTCTTGATTACGACAAAACGCATACAAAAATCACGAAATCTGAAATAATCAGACCGTTTATAGTTTTTATTGAATCTATTGTTGGAAAAAAAGAAATATTGCGCCATCATTGGATATATGGACTAAAAAGAACTAATGAACAATTTGAGAATTGGTGGAGCAATAGAAAAATAGAGGCTATTTATGAAAGTTAAATTTTTACAAGATTATGTCGGACGTGAAACGGCGATGAAGCAGTACAAAACAGGCGATACTGAAATCATCGGACAACAAGCCGCGATTGAATTGATTCAAGCCGGAATTGTTGAAGAAGTTGCAATATTTGAACCATTACCCGATTTTGATGATGAGGCAAAATTGTCAAAGCCAAAACGGAAGGTAAAAGATGAGTCGGACAAACAATAAATTTATCAGATGCTATGTCAGTGGGTACGACCTAAGCGGTGAGGCACGTTCTGTCGGCTCGTATGGATATAAT